AAAGCAGTTGCGGAGAAGAAGGTAGTTTCTCTTCCTCTCTCAGCAAACGCCATTAACAAGAAGCGTCTTAGCGATCTTCGAGATGAGATAGCTCGTGCTAACTCAGGGAAGAAAGATGCGTAATGAGCATAAGAGTCCTACTGGAGGGTTGAGCCCTGCTGGACGTAGACATTTAAAGAGGACAGAGGGTGCCAATCTAAAACCTCCTGTTAGTAGTGGAACGAATCCCCGACGTGTTTCTTTCGCTGCAAGGTTTGCTGGAATGGCTGGACCTATGACGGATAATAACGGTGAGCCAACCCGTAAGGCATTGGCACTGAAGAAGTGGGGCTTTGGTTCTGTCGAAGCTGCCCGTAATTTTGCAAGGAGGCATAAGAAGTCATAATGTGTTTTAGTGGAGCAAGCGCGGAAAACCGCTACCAAGCAATGAAGAAGACATACGATCCTCTTCCATCATTAGGAATGAAGTCTGACACCAGTGAAGACGCGGCCCCAGAGGCATCGCCATTAATGGATGTCCGCCGAGGAGGCAAGAAGAAGCGCTCTCTGCTAACGCCTATGTACAACACGGCATGAGTTTTTTATCGACCCTACCAAGAGCAGACTTAGCCCTTCTTCGCCACATCGTTCGCAAGACTGAGTATGCTTACATTGAAGCGAAGCACGGCAAGAGCTTTGTGACTGATGCTGAGTGCGACAAGCTCATAGATAGCATCGCCCCTGAGATAGTCGAGCGTATGATTAAGTTCGGCGTGGATAAAGGATTAAGATAATGGCTGAAGAAACAGGACGCGCAAAATTAAACAAGCAAATGCTAGCCGCTGTAAGAAGGTACATCAAAGTTAAAAACGATGGTAGTGTAGTTGTTACTAAGGGTGTTGGCTCTTTTAAGCAGGGTCAACAGTTGCCTATGGTGGGAATAAAAGGCGCAAGCTTAATATCTACTGATCCTAAATCGAATCTTTCTTGGCAAAAAGAAAACGCAAAAACAGTTAGATCTATATTCAATGCAATAAAAACAAACTCAGAGTAAAGGATTAAGATAATGGGACTATACTCTAACATGAATGCCCGTAAGAAGGCTGGCACCAGCAGGTCTAAGAAGAAATCTACGGTTACAGACAAGGCATACTCTAATATGAAGGCTGGCTTCCCTAAAAAGAAGAGCCTTCTTAAAAAGAAAGTCTAGCAAATGGCAAGTTTAACTGCAAAACAAACAGCAGCAATGAAGAAGCACAAGGTACATCATACAGCAAGGCACATGAGCAGTATGACTAAATCCATGAAGGCAGGTAAAACCTTTGGTCAAGCGCACACCATTGCAAAGAAAAGTGAAGCATCTAAAAAATAATGGCTGAGTTTAAGTACAAACCTGACGGTGATGTCCTCAAAGAGTTTATGAAGAACACCACTTTTTTTCGTGGCATAAGAGGCCCAGTAGGTTCTGGTAAGTCTGTAGCCTGTTGCGTTGAAGTATTCCGACGTGCGCTTGAACAAGAGAAAAGCCCAGATGGAATACGACATAGCCGATGGGCTATTATCCGTAACACCAACCCACAGCTTAGAACCACAACCATTAAGACATGGCTTGATTGGTTCCCAGAATCTGATTGGGGCAAGTTTACTTGGTCCGTTCCGTACACCCACCACATTAAGAAGGGTGATATTAATCTCGAAGTTCTTTTCCTAGCATTAGATAGGCCCGAAGATGTTAAGAAATTACTATCTCTTGAGCTTACTGGAGTCTGGATTAACGAAGCTAGGGAGCTTCCTAAGAGTATTATTGATGCCTGTACAATGCGTGTTGGTCGTTTCCCTTCAATGCGTGATGGCGGTCCTTCTTGGACTGGCGTTATTGCCGATACCAACGCCCCTGAGGAAGATCATTGGTGGCCAATCATGGCTGGGGAGGTTCCAGTGCCAGATCATATTCCGCGTGAGCAAGCTAAGATGCTGGTTAAACCTTCGAACTGGAAGTTCTTTACGCAGCCCTCTGGTATGGTGGAAGACAAAGGGGACGAAGGGGAAATAAAAGACTACGTTCCCAACAAGAATGCTGAGAACACTAAGAATATGATGAAGTCTTACTACCCAAACCTCATACAGGGTAAGACTAAAAGCTGGATTGACGTGTATGTAATGAATAAACTAGGCCATATCCAAGACGGAAAGCCTGTTTATCCTATGTTTGCACCTGATATCCATGTAGCAACAGACGAAATACCAGTGGCAGCAGGGGTCCCTGTGTATGTGGGGGTAGACTTTGGCCTTACTCCAGCCGCAGTATTCGGCCAGAAGATACGAGGTCGTTGGTTCTTACAGTCTGAGATAGTAGCTATCGACATGGGCATTGTAAGATTTGCTGAAGTTATGCGTAATGAGCTATCAACTCGCTTTGCTGCTGCTGGCGATGTTATTATATACGGCGATCCCGCAGGTGACTTTAGAGCGCAGACTGATGAATCTACTCCCTTTCACATTCTGCGTGGTGCTGGCTTGAAGGCGTACCCAGCGCCCTCCAACTCTGTTGACCTTCGTCTTGAGGCTGTATCTTCCCAGCTAACCAAGATGGTAGAAGGGAAGCCAGTGCTTTTAATTGATAGGCGCTGCCCACAGCTAATCAAAGGCTTTGAAGGTGGCTATGCTTATAAGCGTATGGAAGTATCAGGCGAACGATATGCTGATAAACCAGACAAGAATATGTTTAGCCACGTTCACGATGCTGCTCAGTACCTATTCTTAGGTGCCGGTGAGGGTCGAGCATTGATGAACTCACAGAAGCCAGCGGTCCCAGTGGTCGCCAAGCGGAACTTTGATGTGTTTAACAGAGGTTCAAGCGCCAGAAAGAAGCCTAGCTTCTGGGCTAGGATGTAGTTTGTGCATTGATATTTTCTCATATTTGTGTTTACGAATAACAAACGAAGGAGAATGGTATGTGTTTTGGTCCTAGTAGTTCAGCAAAGCAGGCATCTGCTGAACAGCGTGTAGAAGCTGACGATGTAGAACGTGAAGAGTTAGTTGATCGCGCAGAGCAAAAGCGTGAAGACATATCAGATGTTCTTAAAAAGAAAAAGGGCGGGGGTACACGTAGGTCTTTATTCTCTAACAACCGTCAAGGTTTTTTAGGTAGGTTCGACTAATGGCTGATGACCCAATTGCAAAGCAGTACGTTCAAAGCTACCAGAAGGCTAAGGCTTTCCGAGAGAATTGGGTCCCATTGTTTGAAGAGTGCTACGAGTATGCCCTTCCACAGCGTGAATCGTTTTACTACGAAGAAGCTGGCCAACGTAGAGACGATAAGATCTTTGATGAGACTGCCGTAGTAGGTGTGCAAGAGTTTGCTAGCCGCCTACAGTCTGGCATTGTTCCTAACTTTGCTAGGTGGGCTGACTTACTTGCTGGTAGCGAAGTACCAGTTGAGCAAAGGGAAGAAGTAAACAACGAGCTAGATGAAGTAACGGACTATGTGTTCGAGGTTCTCCAGAACTCTAACTTTAGCCAAGAGGTGCATGAGTCATTCATGGACTTGGCTGTTGGCACAGGTATTCTATGCGTAGAAGAAGGCGACTCGGTTAACCCTGTTCGCTTCTCTGCTATACCGTTGCCGCATGTTGTCCTAGACAACGGACCTGATGATACGATTGATCACGTTTACAGAGAGCGCAAGAAGGTTAAGTTCGACCATCTTTCTTTAATGTACCCTACTGGTCAGTTTAACTCTGAAGTCATGGCGTTAATGGGATCTGGTCGTGAGACTACTGTTCTTGAAATAGTATGCCGAGATTATTCCAAAAAGAATCAAGAAGCCTACTTCCACTTTGCAATCTGTATGACGACAAAGTCCTGTATCTATAAAAAAGAGATGTCCGGACTAGGATCAAACCCTTTTGTTTGCTTCCGCTGGTCTAAATGTGCTGGTGAAATCTATGGCCGTGGCCCATTAATCAACGCATTATCTGCGATTAAGACTACGAACCTTACAATAGAACTGATTCTTGAGAACGCTCAGATGTCTATCTCTGGTATTTACCAGATGGAAGATGACGGAGTTATTAATCCAGATACAATAAACCTAGTTCCCGGATCTATCATACCTAAAGCTATGGGTTCTGCTGGCCTACAGCCTATCCAAGCGGCTGGTAGGTTCGATGTGGCACAGCTTATCTTGTCTGATATGCGACAGAACATTAAAGCTGCACTGTATAACGACATGCTTGGCAATCCTGACAAGACACCAGCGTCTGCTACTGAGGTTGCAGAAAGAATGGCTGACCTTTCTAGGCGTATGGGCTCTGCATTTGGGCGTCTACAAGCGGAACTTGTTCAGCCGGTACTTCAGCGTGTTATATATATCTTAAAGAAACAGGGGCGTATTGATGTACCGAAGGTTAATGGAAGAGAAGTTAAGGTTCGGTCGGTTTCTCCACTGGCTCAAGCACAATCCAATCAGGACATTTCTAGCGTGGCTAGATTCCTAGAGTTAGTTGGCGGGGCCTTTGGTCCTGAGATGTTGCAGCTATTAATTGATGGGGAAAAGACAGCTATTCACTTAGCTAAGAAGTTTGGTGTACCAGAAAGCTTGATACGCGACGAAGATCAGCGTAAGCAAATAGCTGCAATGGCGCAGCAAATGGCGCAACAGCAACAACAGCAACAACAACAAGGACAGATGGTTGAACAACCAGAAGGTTAACATAGGGATAGACGGGGTTCAGAGGAAGTCGGACCTTGATCGACAAATAAGCCACAACATATCGAAACTATTCGAGGGGGTGACGGGCAAGGAAGTCCTGCGCTACCTTCGCTCTATTACCATTGAGATGGTGAATGGGCCTAACGTGACCACTGATGAACTGCGACACCTAGAAGGCCAGCGTTATATAGTTGGCCTTATAGAGCAGCGGATTTCACATTCACATAGGAGTAAGAACAAATGAGCGATAGCTTAATGAACACTGAGTCAGCGGAAGCTGCGCCTGTAGAAGAGCAGCGCGACTTCGTAGTTGCAGAAGACACACAACCAGATCGGCCTGAGTGGCTACCTGAGAAGTACAGCAGTGGCGAAGATCTAGCCAAAGCTTACAAGGCTCTTGAGTCCAAGCTTGGTGGCAAGGAAGAAGACATCCGTAGTAAGCTTATCGAAGAGATCCAAGCAGAAGGATTTAGTGAACGTCCCGAATCTGCTGGAGCTTACGAGCTTCCTGAGTCGGTAAACGAAGATCTTGCTGTTGATAACGATCTACTGAAGTGGTGGTCGGACCACTCGTTTGAAAATGGCTACAGCCAAGACGAGTTTAAAAAAGGCATTGAGATGTATGCCGAAGCAGTAAACGGGGCACAGCCAGACATGGACGCTGAGTCAGAGAAGCTTGGGGAGAATGCAAACGAACGCATTCAAGCTGCTTCTATGTTTGCAAATAAGTTCTTTCCGACTGATGCCATTCCCGCAATCGAACGGATGTGCGAAAGCCACGAAGGTATCATTGCTCTTGAGTCTGTGATGGAGGCAATGAAGGACGGTTCGTTTGCTGGCAACACTGAGCCAAGCGCGGGTACTTCAGAACAACAACTAAGGGAGATGATGAATGACCCAAGGTACTGGAAAGATCGCGACCCAAGCTACATCAAGCAAGTTACCGATGGGTTCCAACAAATATATAAATGAAGTTAAGATAATAAGGCGGGGCAGGCATTACCTGACCCCGTTTACTACTGACCACATTGATGAGGTTGTTGAGCTACTAAGCAAAGAAAGCCGTAGAGAGCTAAAGCTTCTTGGTCATGTAGACATAAGACAAGCAATCGAAGAGATGCAGAAATACTCTGAGTGTTTTATTGCTAGGAAGGAAGGCGGTTCGTTCCTAGCGGTAGGCGGTCTTTGGTATGATGCTGACCAAGACTTCCCACAGTTGTTCGCTATGTTCTCTGATGGTATCAAAGAAAACTTCAACGCAATGGCCCGTGGATCTAAGATGTTAGTCAAGTTCTTTGACACTACACAGTCACACATGAGCATGACAATCCTTGCTGATTACGAGTTTATGCTAGACTGGGCTAGCTGGTTAGGCTTTGAGGCTGTGGGTGTATCGGTCAACGGCCCCAACAAGTATGTTGATTTT